GACATCTTGTGCTGCTCACCTAAGTACAGCGAGTTTAGTGTTGTCTCGATGGCCTTGTCTGAGACAAGCCTCCGTGTGTCTTCGTCGTAATCCCAGTGTGACAGAAACTCGGTCTGCTCAGTGGTCAGAACCTCGACTGAGGACGCTCCGGTGGGGTCCATCCCTTTATTGATAAAAGTAGCCGGCATAATTTACTCCGTAATCATAACGACGACAGGGCCGTCAGAGTGGTTTGTCACCACTACGCGCATCTGCGGGGCCAGTACGACCTCTGCAATGGTTGACTGCGTATGGATGTCCAAGATGTCAAGCCACTGCATCGAGTCCGCAATACGTCCCTGTAAAACGACCTCGTCGCCTGACCCGATGTCAGCCTGAACGACGCCTGTGCGGTAGCCTCGTGATGCAAAATAGTGAACGTCAGACGTGTAGTCGACGCTGTTGTCCGCTGTTGCGAACAGTCTTTCGGCGTTAGCCATTGTGGTGTCCTCGTGTTGTTGGTTATCTCCTCAAACAACCAAGGGAAAGAATTAGGTGAGCAGTTTAGACACTTACTCAGGTGCGAGGAGCTGTTTTGAGACCAGCTCAGAGTCTTATTACTTATGCCTTAGAGACAGCAACAACCTTAAGAGCTGATGCGTCAAGTACCATAGAACCAGTACGCTTACGAGTGTAGAACATTACAGATCCGGGGTTAGTGTACGGATCACGCAACATAGAAACACCGACGCGGTCAACGATCTGGTAAGCACGTGCAAAGTTACCGAAGAGGATAGGAGCAGCGTCGCCAGTAGTTGCTGGGATGTCAGCCATGTCTTCGTTGATGATGATGTCGTAGCCGAACAGACGTGCAGCAGCAGAGTCAGTCAGGTTACGCTGCAAGAAGTACTCTCCGTCGCCGTTCTTGAGCTGTGCCAGAACATTGTGAGTAGCACGGTTCATCATCCAAGCAGAACCGGGGAGGTAGCCAGTCTTAACAGACAGTACAACTTCACGCAGGTTGTCGATGATAGCAGCGTCAGTAGCACCGATCGCTCCGTCAACACCGTGGTTGATTACTTCGTAAGTGCCGTTAACGTCGTTAGCAGCAGCGCTTGCAGACAGAGTAAGACCGTTCAAGATACCGACAGGCTTGTTAGAGCCGTCGCCGTTCAAGAATGCCTGACCTTCAACTTCAGCGAACTGACGAGCAACTTCGCCGGCCAACCATGCTTCAGCGTTGAAGAATGAATCTTCGAGCATGTGCTGGTAAATACGTGGGCGAGCGTAAACTTCACCGAAAGTAGCAGAACGCTGAGCAAGCTCTGGAGCGTTAGTCTGTGCACGGCTTGAATTCTCTCCAACCCATCCGCTAGCAGCGTCGCCAACAGAAACGAGTTGCTTGACATCTGTAGTAGATGCAGAGGCTACTGATACAACGCTTCGGAGAGGAGAAACTTCCTTCTCGAGGCGGATGATTTCCTGACGAAGCTCTTCTGGCAGAGAGTATCCACCCTGTGCGTCAGTTGAGATTTGGAGGTCAGCACCCTTAGCGCGTAAGCCGTCGACACCTTCCTGCATGAAAGTCTTAAATTGGTTGTCCATTTCGGATTCCTTTGATTCGATAGTATTAAGTGAGGGAGCATCAGCCTTGGCTTCAAGCTCTTCGATCAGTGCGGCCTTAGCGGCCAGTTCGGTCTCAAGTGCGGCGGCCTTAGTGGCTACTTCCTCAAGCTCTACTGCTTTAGCAGCGTTGTCAGCAGCGACTTCTTCAACAGCCTTACGGACTAGTTCAAGGTCGTCTGCTTTTTCTTCAGCGGGTGCTTCCGCTTCAGGTGTTTCTGCGACAGCATCTTCAACTACTTCTTCTGCCTTCACTTCCTCAACGGGAGCTTCAACAGCTTCAACAGTCTCTTCGACGATGTCGTTCTTGATTTCTTCAGACATTGTTGTCTCCTTACTTTCCAAGAGTCTTTAACATGTCGGCTATCGCTGACTGCCGGAGCAGCTCAACTTCCGCAGCCTTTGCAGCTACGTCTTCGCCAACGGGTTCTTGCACGGGTTCTGCTGGTTCTTCGGAACGCAGCGCCTTAAAGCCTTCAGCTAAAAATGCTTTAGCTTCACGGCGTGACAATCCGGCCTCACGCAGAACGCGCTCAAGCTCACGGATGTTGGGGATTCCATCGTCGTCTTTGACACCGCCGATAATGGCGGCAGCATTCGCTGGGATGGTTACGAGGGACAGCTCGTGCAAGCTGATCTCGTGGAGGTGGTTAACTCCACTCTTTCGGTCGTACTCCTCGCGAACTACGCGGTACCCGATAGACATGGAGTGCAGTGCGCCGTCCTTTAACAGGGCGTACGCTTCGTCGGCGTCACGGACGCCTTGTGTTAACTTACCCTCGACTGACAGGCCATACTCGTCTTCGGACATTTTAGTCCAAACACCGATGGGTCTGTGCATGTCGTGGTGTAGAAGCATCGCGGGCATAGTGCCCGACGCTTCGTGAGTATCGAGAGACTTAGCAAACGCGCCCTTTTCGACAATATCGCCGACACGGTCTACGTTTCCGAATGTGGAACCGTAGCCGCTGAAGGTGCGGTCTTCTTGCTCAAGATTCTTCAGATTCAGCTGGAATACTTTCCGCATCGCTGTCCCCTTGTTCTTCTGGTGTTGGGTTGCCGGAGTTAAACTCCACGTATGTGTCACCACCTTCACGAGGACCTAGGCCCATACGCTCGCGCGCTTCGTTAGGTGACAAGATACCTGTTTGTATCAAAGACTGCAACGCGGGCGCTTCTTGGGTCAGAGGCGAACGAGTCAAGCCGTCGGTGTCAAACCTGAAACACTCGCCCGGACCCGCTAGGGTGTGGTTGAGGCGCTGCTCAATGGCGGTGAGCCACGGAGCTAGTGTGTACTGGTAGAACGACCGAGATTGGTCTGTTATGTTGCTGTACGTTGCTGATGACATCTCACCGACCATGTGCGGAGGCACGCGGAAGATGGAGGCAATCTCAGAGCGGCTGTACTTGCGTGTCTCAAGTAGGTTTAAGTCTTGGGGGCTCATGGAAATACCTTGGAACTTAACACCAGACTCAAGAATAGCAACACGGTTGCCGTTGTTCTCACCACCGTGGGCGGCCGACCAGCTTGCCCGTAGGTTCTCGTAGGCTTCATCAGACAAAGCTCCGTCTACCTCGAGCACACCACGCGGCGTCGCGCCGTTGGTGTAAATTCGGTTGTTGTAGTCGATAGCAACACGATCACCACCGATTAACGATGTGTTGTACTGTATGGGGCTGATGCCTCTGTATCCGTCGAGTGTCATACCCTTAAAGTGTAGGATGTCTTGACGTTTTATTTCGTAGGTGCGTTGAGCACCTGATGGACCCACCGACACAGTATAGCGGACAAGGTGTCCATCCACGTGCACAGTGACGCTGTTGGCTGGTATAACACGCAACTCCACAGGCCGACCGGCTCCTGTGCGGACGATCTGAATGTATGCGTTGCCGTGTAGGGCTAGCGACGTGACAACGTACGACCACATCTCGGAGGCTGTCTGGTAGTCGCTGGGTGCGATACTAACCAAACGGTCCACCTTGTTGGGCTTACGTGACTTAGCGCCGTTGGGGTCCATAGAGTATAGATTTAACGGCATCGACGAGATTGACTCGCTGAGTACCTTAACGCAGGCGTATACAGCGGAGACGCGCAGGGCGTTCTCACCAGATACTCCGGCAGTCCCTTGGCGAATCATCTCTAACGCGCGCGGACTGTTGATGTCGATAGCTGACTTGGTTTCTGCCGTCTCAGCAGGGCTCTTTTTGTCGAACCATCCCATAGCTGTCTCCTTTATAGTGTTCGTATACCTCGAGTATTATACACGGAATCTTTCAATCCTCCGTGCACCTCAAGGCGACCTAATGCCATGATCGAGGCAATCACGCCGTCGATCTTGTTTGATTCAATGGACTTCCTGACCTTAATGTTTTCGTTAACGTCATGGAAAGCCTCACAGTTGCCGGCCATCCAGTTAATGACAGGGTCATCTCCGTGGACTAAATCTCCGGACTTAACTAATTTCTCGTAGGACTTTGAAGGGCCACTCATTGAACCCATACCCTGCCCCACCTTAACCATCGGCAGACCTCGATCAATCAAGTCAGCTGAAAGCTCGTTAGCTCCCCAAGGGTCAAAGGCGATTTCCTTTACGTTGTACGTCTCGCACAATTTTAGGACATGTTCTTTGATGTATCTTAGGTCGTTTACGTTTCCCTCAGTCATAGTGATTCGACCTTCTTCGGCCCACTGCTGATAAGCGCGACCCATCGAGCCGCCTTTGTTGTATACTGTGTCCTCCGGTAAGAAGGACTGAACATACTGGTAGACCTTACCACCTTTAGGGAACAGAACGGAAACACACGCAAAGTCAGACACCGACGCAAGGTCGAGGCCTATGTAGCATGGTTGTCCCTTCCACTCTTCTATCGGTGGCAGCTCAGCAACGCCGCAGGCGTCCCAGTCGCTCATGTTTAACCACGCCTCGCTGGCGTTTTGCCAGACGTTGAGACGCTTCGTAAGGTAGTTCACCCGAGCCGATGGGGACTCGCCGGCCTGCTTGGCCAGGCGCTCCATATCGTCGGGCTGGACAGACTTCCCGTAACCGGGGTTAGCCTTGGCCCACGAGCTAGCCGACGTCCAGTCGTCACCCTCGTCTATTGTATATATTTGACCCCAAAAAGAGTCATCCTCCACTTGGCCTGTGATGACCTTGATGAGGTAGTCACGGAGCTGGTAGGCGATGCCTTCACGGTTGGTCCCCGCTGTCGTGATACCGAACTGCAACGGCTGAGCGCGAGCGCCCGAGGCTACAGCTAACACGTCCCACACCTCGGGGTTGGGGTGTGTGTGTACTTCGTCAACGATGCTAAACGAAGGGTTACGACCCTCCAACGAACCAGCGTCAGACGCTAGGGGCTCGAACTTGGAGTTGGTAGCTAGGTGGTGTATGTTGGACCGGTGGACTCCTAGGTGGTCCATAAGGGCGCGAGACCCCTTGACCATAGCCTGTGCGTCACCGAATACAATACGCGCTTGGTCACGTGTCTTTGCAGCTGAGTAGACCTCGGCTGAGGCCTCCTTGTCAGCGAAGATGTGATAGAGACCAAGTACCGAGCAAATCGTTGACTTGCCGTTTTTACGCGGCACTTCAAAGTACACAGTACGCACTACGCGGTAGCCGTCCTCACGGACCCATCCATAGATTTGAGTTATCATAAATAACTGCCACCCATCTAGTACGACAGCCTCACCAGCCAGCGGACCCTTCAGGTGTTTACACATCATCTTGGAAAACAACGCCGGCTTAACGGCTCGTTGTGGGTCGTAGGTGTAGGTGGTGGTTCCATCCTTGACAGCCTGCCGGCGGTCGATGGCGTTTTGACATTGCTTGCGGACGTAACCACAGGCGGGAATGTCACCGGACACAACTTTCTCGGCGTACTCCCACGCCTGTCGGTTGAGTCTCGCGACTTCCTCCTGTAGCGACATACATCCTCCTTATGTCTTTACTTCTTAATTGCGTTAAACGTCCGTAGACCAAAGCTAGCCGCGACAATTCCGTACATGATATGCACGTACCACCCGGGTAACTCATTG